CATTTGATTATATCTCATATCTACCTGACCATTACGAGGATCGGACACAGGTTGACGTTTGAATTTGTTTGCTACTTTTTGTACATAAGGTTCAATATCCTTATCGTCCATGTTACCAACAAAGACTTTGAATACACGTCTTTCAGGTGCTCTTGATGTTCTGTAAATTAACATCGCATCTTCAGCAAGTAAAAGTTGTTTCCAAATTCTTCTAATCTTATCTAACATAGAAGTACCGTATGGTAACTTTCTATCATCACCTAGAATTCTAAAGTGAGCAACTTCCCACGCTTGGAATTCCATATCCTTATTTTTCCATTGGAAACGTAATTCTCTAATTGGTGCTTTAATATCTTTTTGACTTTGAGTTTTAGACGATGCTCCCTCAATTCTTTCTATTTCAATATTAGGTAATTGTTGAACTCCGATAATACCCTTTTCAGGATTAATCTTTAAATAAACAAAGTTGTCACCATACTTACAAACACCTCTAGCCCACATTTGTAGGTTGGTGTTGATATCCATTTTGTTATGGAATAAGTCCTCAAGTATTCCTTTGATTCTTTCGGACTCCGAATATATTGTAAGGATTTCTCCTTTTTCTGACATTGTTGTTGATTCTTCAGAATAAATGTCTAATGCTGCAGATATTTCAGGAGTAAATTCCATTGACTCGTAATCATAATACGCTGCCAATCTATTTGGTTCGTAATATATCGATTGATTATAAAGATTCTGATCTAACTTAGCCCATTTATCTGCGATGTATGAACTTTGTTGTGCTTGGAGTAACGCTTTTTCAAACTCTTCCTTACTATCTGTTTTTAATAATTCGTCTTTACTAAAATTAAACGAAGGTGCGGTTTCCTGTTTTACTTGTCCAGGGTAACCAAACATTCTGGTAAGTTTCTGAAAGACGGTTGGATTTTGATCTGCCATGTATATAAATACTTTTCTTTATAATATAAACTAATTATTTAACAAAAGGAAGTATTACCTACGACCCCCAAATAACCATGCGTTTTCCTGATAAGTCTCTTTAGTTGCGTTATTTGGATTATTACCGTGATAAATTTGATTGTTATCCATACCCATTGACCCTATTTGGTCAAATGATGTACCGTAAGAATAGAATGTTTTATTCGGTTCATATGTTCTTTCAGACAATGCCCACGATTCAATCATTGCTTTATTCTTAGAGTCGTTCTTTTGTAACTGATTGAAACACATGTCACCAGCATATAACGCCATTGACATACTCATAATGGCATCATCGTGAGCACCCTTCATGTGGTCAGGTCTACCATTCATGTAAACAAACGTATTAAGTTCGTTTAATAACCTACTTGACCTAACTTGAAAACCTTTCCTTAATTGCTCTTCAAATGCTGCAACAATTTGAGTTCTTTTGTTATTGAAATTAAGACCTGGAATTTTTTCCATAGCCTTTCTATTGTATTCCCATATGTTTTGTGTGTTCACACCCTCGACATACAAATTTTTGTAATTTAATTCTTGTAATTTTCTTGAAGTTGCAACCCCCATACCTCCTGTAATATCAATTACAATAAAACAATCATATAAGACACCCCATTTGTATGCGATTGAAGCTAAATCATCCGGTGGTATTTTACCTACATATTCAACCACTTGTTCTCTATCATCAAAATCAATAATTGAAATTGCTGAGAAATCCTCACTATCACCTCTACTAACGTCAACTCCCATAATGTATCTATGTCCTTGAATTGGTTCTTTCCACTGCCAAAAAGTACCTTGCATGTATTTCTCTTTAGGAATTCTAATCATATTCTTTGCAATATTCTCTTGAATATCTCCAGGAATAACTCCATCACCCGAACCCAAAAAGTCACATTCCAATTCCTGAGCAATCTTACGTCTATCGTATTTGAATTTTTTAGACATAGATTCAAACCAAGATGAGAACGGTTTATAACCTTGTTCTTCTAAATCATGATAATTGTTCATGTCAAAATCTTTAAGAACAACTTCCTCGTCATTATATTGTTCTCTATTTAACATGTAATGACATATATCTTGACACTTAACCCAATGTAAGTCTTTTGTATAACGAGGGTCTTTAAACCACCTTAAATCAGTTATATGGAAGTCATTGATTCCACGTAATGCTTGGTCATAAACTCCATAATAGATAGGGTCATAACCATTTGGTGTAGAAATAAGAATAATCTTACCACCCGTTGATAGGGACGCCATGGATGCCGCCCAAAAATCCTCACCCGCTTCAATATATGCCGCCTCGTCAAATACAAGTACTGTTGGTGTAAAACCACGAAGAGCATCTGCTGATGTTGCAACCGCCTTAACCTCAGAACCATTATTAAGTCTAAATCTACTTTCAGAGTTTTTGTCAGGAGAAAATCCGACATTTAACCATTCAGGCCATTGGTCCAAAAAATGACGAACTTTATTCGCCATCTCTACTGCAGTGTCTTTTTTGTTTGCAATAATTAGAACTCTTTCAGGATTCTCGGGTTTTGCTAATTGTAATTTTTTTGATAACCATGCTGCTGTTACTGTTGTAACACCAGCTTGTCTATATTTTTTTGTAATATTTTCGTTGTAATCTTCGTAATCCTGAATTAATTGTAATTGGTCAGGGAATAGGTCCATAGGGACATATTTCTTCTGTGTGTTGTCGTATGTTTGGAGATAGGTTCTTAGGGCATAAGGAGTATCTTTAATTATTCGAGCATACTCTTTAAGTTGTTCTATTTTACTATTCATATATATAAATACAAAAAAAGGAGGTTAAAACCTCCTTTTAATTATCTTCTAACGGGAACCGTTTCCCCTCCATCATCGTCGTCGTCTTCTTCATCGTTTCCAGACAAGTCGATACCCATATTTTTTAAGAAATCTCTAAAATCATCATCATCAGTACTACTTTCAATTGTCTCCAATTCATCGTTAAATTGAGACATTGTTTCTTCATAATCTTGATCATTCAACTTTTGATTAATTCCATCAACAATTTGTTGTATCAATCTTTTACCCGTATCTGAACCTGAAATCACCTCTTTCATTAAAGTTAAAAATCTCTTAGCAGGTAAACGGAATACTTCAACTAATAAATAGTTTTGAATTTCAACCTTATTTTCGTCGGTTAATATTTCATCAGGGAATTGATTTCTAATTCTATCCCAAATTGCAGGTCCTAAACGTAAATCCCACATTTCTTTTTCTAATGTGTCTTCATGTTGCATTACCTGTTGGAATAAATCCTTGTCTTCTGGTTCCCCTTGATGTGAGAATAATTCCATCATCCCTTTTATTAATTCGTGTACCAATATCGGGAAATTAATTGCTCTGGCTTTAATTGTCGGTGGTTCAGTATCTCTTTCAACTTCTTCACTACCTCCAGCAGCACCACTTGCACCACCCATCATCATTTGCATTGTTTGGTCACTCAATTGCCAATATAATGTGTCGTTAATTGACATCAAAATACCATATTGGTTAATTAATTCTTGAGAACCTGTAATTTGTTGTATTTTCTGAGGAACTAATTGGTACATGTAGTGACCTTTTTTAGATGACCCCTGAACCATGCTATTAATTAATCTTCTTTTCGCTCTTTCTAAATCAAGAGTTTCCAAATCTTGCATCAAGTTTTGTTCAACTTCAAATTCTTCACTATCACCCTCTTCTGCGTCAACTTCTTCAGGGTTTTGTTCACCTTGTTGGTCTCTATTAAAATCCGACATATCCACCTCACCCATACCAACAATTTTAGCATCAAATCTTACTGAACCCTCAGGTATTCCCATCTCTTTCATTACCAATTCTATTGCTAATTGTTCTAATTGACCTCTATGTTCTCTTTCAGTTTGGACAATCATGTTGTGAGCGTTCATCATCATTTGTGATAACTGACCAATCCCACCAGTTTCTCCTATCATCGGAGTCTCAACACCTGTGTATTGTCTAACCTTATTAACAACTTGTCTATACCTTTCAGACGCCAATAATTCTTGGAAATTCTTATTAGGTTCCTGACCTGTTTTTGGTAAAGGGACTTTCTTTATTGGTGTATCACCACTCGCAAGTTTATTTTGTATATCTTGGTGTGGTCTATCTTGGGTATCAAAATCCATTGGCATCTCATTCAAGTTTTCTCGAATCAAATGTAACAAATTTTTCTTAGATAATTTCATATTTTCTAGAATATTTTAAAATTAAGCCATTTCAGGTACTTCTGCTTCCGCTTGGTTTGCCTGCATTGCTGAAACCATAGATTTAGTTAATGAATTGTAAACCTCCTCACCAAATCTATCCTTTATTTCATTTTCATCTCTTAAGTCGATAAAATTACCTCTTACCATGAAACCCATAACATTATCTAAATTAATGGTTCTCCAAGATTTCTTTGCTGACAATTCTTTATCTCCCGTTTCTCTTAATGATTTATTGTAAGCATTTAGATCAATAACTCTCTTGACATCGTGAGTCTGATTTATAGCCATTTGTTTTTCTGTTCTTTCTTTTTCACTTGGAACGTAAGATGACAAATATCTTTTAACTAACATATGTCTTACTGTACCGTCGTTTTTAACATAAGCAACACTTACGTTAATATTTTTAGCCAACGCCTTTCTAAATTCTTCAAATCTCGGTGAATTTTTCAATTCCTCATGGTCTAATTCCATGATGTCCTCTTCTTTTAAACCATATGCCTTTGGTTTGTGTTTTGGTCCAATTCCCGGTTCGTATGGTGTTCTTGGTTTTGGTTTACCTGGACTTGTACCTGGTTTTGTCCCTGGACTTGTTTTTGGTTTTGATGGTGCAACCGCGGGACCCGAAGATTTAATTGAACTATAACTCATGAATTCAGGAACTTTTGGTTCACTACTAACTTCAGATTCGTTCAATTTAACTTTAATTAATTCCATAATTTCATTTTTTGATGTAAAACTATGAAAATTTTCTTCAGCCAATGATTTCACCCAACTCTTTATTTTTTTACTTTCGTCTAAATGTTCATGATCACATTTACAATCTTTTACGTCTTCTTGACAATCAGGACATTTTTTACTTTCTCCCTTTTTGTATTTCTTTTTAGAAGTTTCCTTAACCTCAACAGTTTTATTGGGATCATTCGCTAATTTCTGAATATCAGGATTAGAAGCCATTGCTTGAGTTGTTGTAACAATTCTTTCGTGTAAATTAAAAAGTTGTTTGTCATTGAACTTAACCAACGTCTTCTCACTAAACCCTTCTTTAATGAGTCTATTTACGATTGTATCTCTTTTCATATATTTTTGAATTTTATTTCTTCCTTGATTAAGGGATATCCTCTTTGTTTGAGTTTTTTAGTTACTGATTCCAACGACTCTCCGAATTTAAAAGTCAATCTATCGGTTTCTACGTTAATATCAAATTTTTCCCACGCTAACGAAATTACACCATCCACAGCATCAATAACTCCGAAATAATCGGAGTCTTGAACTAATTCTAAATGTAAATCTGTATCTTTTAAAAGACCAACCAAGTCAACATATTCAACCGAAGGTGATTTAGGTAACGTAGTTGCAGCAGCAGGTATTATAAACCATTCATCCATGTCAATTTCATACGATTCACTAAAAATGAACTCATATTGTTTTTGACCTTTGTAATCGGAACCGATTTCATTGACATAGATAAGATGCATTTTATTGATTAAAATATTTACTTAAAGTCTCACCAACCGCTTGACTGATATGACTTTTTATTTCATCTAAATCTAATTCTTTTGTTTCGTCCATATTACCGCCCATCTCTAAATCTGCGTGTTCACCAAAATCTTGTACACCTTTTGGTCCGTCACCGTGTTCACCACTAGCATATGATGATAAATCAATTTCTGTATTTTCCATTGGGCTGTTTATGAACGACTCCAATTTTTCCATTGCATCATCTGATTCACTCATCTCTTCTTCGGGAGCATCTTCCGCTGACGGTTCCTCCACATCTGATGAATTATCAAGATCACCAGCCTCATCTTCCTCACGTTCGAATTTTTTACCAATTTCTTCAATATCGTCGTCGTCTAATTTGTCTAAATCAACTGCAGATATTACCATGTTTAAAACGTATTTGATATCATCACTTTCCATCTTGTCATGTAAATCTCTCAACTCTTGACCTAATTTACCAGCATATTTTTGTACTTCTGCCATGTAATCAGAACGTTTTGGTTGACCATTTTCATCAGTTTCCTCATCAGAAGTTTCACCTCCCATTTCAGGTGCAGGTGCTTCTGCAGGTGGTTCTTCCGTTGGTGGGTTGTCTAAAGAACCCATATCGTCACTTGGAGCGGCATCCATAGGTGGTGCAGCTTCAGGTGCTGGTTCGGCCATAGGTGCCGGTGATGCATCTTGTGGTTTGTTTTGTTTTAAAACATATTTTGTCGCTTCATTTAACTCTTCTTGACCTTGTAATAAGTTCAATCTTTTAGCCGCTTCAGCATATGAAGAAAATCTATTTTTATTTTTCATGAACATTCCACCGATATAATCGAGAGAAGATTCATTTAATCCTCTTTTTACGTAGTATCCGTCTTTTTCTTTAACGATACCGTAAACACCACCGCTAGTTGATTCTTTAACTAATTCAGCTTTGTTTGTGTTGGATTTCTTATTTTTTTCGTTGAAGTAAGTAAGTTCAAGGATTCTTTTTAATTTCTCGTCACCTTGTAACTTTTCACTACCTAGAGGTTTTAATTCTGCCATTGTTTTGATATTAAGATAAACTTATTCTTATCCTATAAATACATAGATATAGGGAAAAAAATATCGTTCTTTATTGTGTTATAGACAATTTTTTGTCTGTGATATTTGTTTTAAGTTTTATTAATTTACCCATGTAACCGTTTCTCCTTAGTAATTTGAAGGTTAAATTCTCATATGAGTATTCACCTCCACTCTCTAAACCACACTGTCTGAACTCTTTAATTTTCTTTCTTAGTTTGTCAATTTCAGTTCTTACATCTTGTTTTTTACCTAATTTCACCAACCTATCAATCTTTTTTGCATAAGATTCACCCTTCTCTAAAATTTTTCTATCGTCAATATTTGGGTTATTCCTTTCAGGTTTTACTAACCATTTATTGTTTAGTACGGAATAAACTCCTGATGATACGTGTTCTTGTTTTATATCCTGTACATACACCTCAACATCATAACCCTTTATTTTAATGTTGTGTTTTTCATTCCAGACCCTCTCTTTTGCATCAAAAAATTCTTTAAATATCTGTTTTAAGGACTCGGAATTAGATTTACCTACCCCTATTTCATCGAAATCAATTATAAAATGTAAATCCACATCAGAATATTCTGACCAGTTATAATTGGCTAATGAACCCGTTAAAACGATATCGTGAATGAAAAATTCAAGAGATAGTGATTCTATAAAATCATCTGATACCTCAAGTAATCGTTTTCTAATATCATCACGCATAGAAAAATCACCATCGGAACCCTCGAAAATTTGGTCCGATAGTGATTCTTTAGGTTCAAAAGATTTAACAATCTTCTTATCCGTCTCTAAGTCTTCAATAAGTTCTTCAAATAAACTCATTTAGTTTTTGTGTATTTGTAAGTTCTTCCAATCTTTTCATTGAAGAATTTACCTTGGGACTCCGCCATTCTAAACTTAGTGAATACGTTCCAAGGTACTTTATTATATACATAAATAGAGCCGTTATTAAATGTTACCGTTAAATCTTCTGAATCGGTTTCATAAACAGCAGATAAAAGATTTGACGACTTAATTTCAATCGTAATTTTTTTACCTTCAATGTTTTCTTTTAATATTGCCATAATGTTGAATTTATAGTATAATATAACAAATAAATATCAAATTAAAAACCCCCGTTTAACGGGGGTTTAAATTATTTACCAGATTTTAACTGATTCATGAGTTTATCTTTAAGATTATCCTTTTTAGTGGTATCTTTAACAACAACTTCTTTGTTGTTTCCCTGACTTGCTCTTTTTTCTAACCTAATATTGGCTTCCTCAATATTCTTACGTTTCATTTCAGCTTTGTTCATGTTTTT